TACGATATAAGTAATATATGTAAAACTATTAATACTTCTAAAGCAATTGACAGCACAGCTGGAAAATGTGAATTTTCTATTGATACAAATATTCATAAAATATCATTCCCTATGGGAAGTTCTATTAAATTTAAAGTAGATGGACACGGTAAGTTTTTTGGATACATTTTTTCTATGAAACCAAGTAAAAATGAATTAAAATTTACTGCATATGACCAACTAAGATATCTAAGAAATAATGAAAGTTATGTTTTAACTAATTATACTGCTACTAGTTTAATACAAAGAATATGCGACAGTTTTAATTTAAGAGCAGGAACACTTGAAAACACAAATTATAGACTACCAGAAAGAATTGAAGATAATAAAGCTTTAGGTGATATAATACAAACTGCTTTAGCTTTTACATTAATAGGAACTGGTAGAAGATACATAATACGAGATGAGTTCGGATACCTTTGTTGTAGGGAAGTATCAAGCTTAGTTAAAAAAATCATAATTGGTGAAAAAAGTGTATTAAAAGATTATGAATACGATGAAAACATTGACACAGAAACATATAACCAAATTAAACTATATAAAGATAATAAAGATACAGGAAAAAGAGATGTTTATTTGGTAAAAGATAGTAATAATCAAAGAAGATGGGGGATATTACAATTATATGAAAGTATTGATGAAAATATGAATTTTTCACAAGCAAGTGAAAAAGCACATAACCTTTTAAAAAAACATAATAGAGTTATGCAGAAATTATCATTAAAATGTGATGGTATTTTAGACTTAGAAGTAGGTGATGGTATTAGATTATTATTAACTGATATACCTAATAAAACTTTAAATGAAAATGTATTGATAACTAAAATTGAAGATACATTTAAAAATGGATTACATACAATGACTTTAGAAGTGGAGATATAACATATGATAGACTTATTCAATCAAGCAATTGATAGAAAACTTAGAGATTACGAGTTTACAAACATAATAAAAGGAACAGTTACTAGTGTATCACCTCTACTAATAAATATAAATGATAAAATAACTATAACTGAAACCTTTATAGAACCTAAAAGTTTAGGAATTGATACTTTTGAGGGGGCAACAATACCTTTACATATTGGTGAAAAACTAAATATTGTTAAATACAATAAAGGGCAAAGGTACTATATATTAGGTAAATCTATTTCTAGTGAAAGTATCAATTATAATGGAATACAAAATAAACCTACACTTAATACTACAAGTGAAAATTATATGTCACCATTACCACATGAAAGTATTCAAGGTACTATTAATTTACACAAGATAAGTAAAACAGGAAGTTATAATGACTTAAACTCAAAACCACCACTAAGGTTATATCAAATACCAAGAGGATTTGGTAAACATAGATGGATAAAAATCGCTGAAATGTTTAAAGAGATAGGCTATGGAAAAAATAACTTTTATGCAACAATATATTCTAATTCAGATTATGGTAATAACAAAAAGGGTAGAGATTTAATTCAAATGGGAACAAGGGGAAGCTTAGCAGTTGTAATAACTAGACTAACCTATAATAGTAATATAGATAATCAAAATAAGTATTATTATAAAATAAATGGAAATAGAGTGGAATTATGGGTATTACTTCCACAATGGTCACATGTTCAAACATTAGACATACATAGTGTAGAAGAAGCTTCATTTGGAATATTAGAAACAGTAGAAGTAGAACCAGAAGGACTTGTAAGAGTTTTAACAGATGACTTTATAACAGAAAGTAAAATAAGGAATAGATACCCTAGATATGATATTCTTGAAAAAGATGCTATTCATCTTAAAAACGAAGATAATCGTAAGTTTTATGCATTGCCATATTATCCAATAGGAGCAATATATTTATCATTAAATGCTGAAAATCCATCAAGGTATTTTCGGAGGTACATGGCAGTTGATAGCTCAGGGAAAAACATTAATAGGTGTTGATACAAACGATAAAGACTTTAATAGACCTAATTTAACAGGTGGAAAGAAAACTCATGCACATAATATAAAAATGAGACTACCTTTTGATTATGGAAGTGTTGTAGGTGAAACATTCAAGAAAAATGGTGATTATGGACTATATGACTACGAAAAACAAATGTACAATAGCGAAGTCAAACTTGAAAACAATATAACATTAAAACCAAACAGTAATCATACAACAGGAATAGGACCAGACAGAGTAACTAGAACAGAAAGTACTACAGGTAGTACAAGTATAGACAGTAATTTGCCACCATATTTTACATGTTATATATGGAATAGAATTGCATAAGGGGGATATATGATACCAGAACATAATAAAATATATGAAATAGATAATAAAAATGTAAATAATACTTATTATATTGATTTTAATAATAATAGTATTAATGGAATGATAAACGATGAGGATGCTTTAAAACAAACAATATACAATATTCTAATGACTGAAAGATACACAAAGGAAATATATTCAACTGATTATGGTATAGAACTAGATGAATTGATAGGTAAAAAACTTGATTATATTAAAAGCGAAATAAAAAGAATGATTATAGACAGTTTAAGTATTGATGAAAGAATAAAATCAATTGATAACTTTAAATTTACAGTTGAAAGAAATATCTTAATTGTTGATTTTGAAGTTAATTCAATTTATGGTAATGAAAATTACAGAAAGGAAGTACAATTATGATATTAGAAGTTCCAACTTATGAAGAGCTATTAAACAGTTGCTTGCAAAACATACCTAATAATATTGATAAAAGGGAAGGTTCAATAATATTTAATGCTATAGCACCATGTTGCCTTGAATTATCTAATTTATATCATAAATTACAAAATGCTATTGACCTTATATTTCTTGATACCTCAGCAGATGATTATCTTGATAGATATGTAAATCAATTTAATTTTAAAAGAAATAAAGCAACACAAGCATTAAGAAAAGGTGAATTTAATATAGAAATACCTATAGGTTCAATGTTTTCTGATGGTAATTTAAGTTATGAAGTAATTGAAAGAATAGGTTCAACATTTAACTATATTCTTAAATGTACAACATACGGTAATGTTGGTAACAATTATAGAGGTAGTTTAACTCCAATAAGTTATATAAATAATCTAACTAGAGCAGAACTAACTGATATAATTAAAATAGGGCAAGATATAGAAGATGATGACTCCGTAAGAGCAAGGTTCATTGAATATATAAAAAGACCAGAATTTGGTGGTAATATATCTGATTATAAAAAGAAAGCATTATCACTTAATAATGTAGGTGGTGTAAAAGTTATTCCAATTTGGAATGGTGCAGGAACAGTTAAACTTATTTTATCTTCTACAAATGGTGGTGTACTTAACACCCCACAAATACAAGAAATACAAAAGCAAATATGCCCAGACCTTGCAGATACTGGTAAAGGACTTGCTCCAATTGGACACATTGTTACAGTTGAAAGTGTTTCAATAAAAAGAGTAAAAATAGAAATGAAATTACAATTAAAAGCTGGTGTAACAAAAGAAACAATAAAACCTAAGATTATAAAAGTAATAGATGAATATTTCACAACATTAAATAAAAGTTGGGGGGACACTGATAATATAATTCTTAGAATAAATAGCTTAATGTATCAAATATTATCAAGTGATAATGGAATAATAGATATCACTTTATTAAAACTTAATAATGCAACAAATAATTTAACATTAGAAAGTAAAGAAATATTAGAAAGAGATGGAGATATTATATTATCATGAATAAATTAAATGATTATTTACCACCACATTTACAAGAAATAAAAGAGTATAAATTAATAAATGATACATTAGAAGAAAAATTAAGAAATATTGATACTAAATTAGATGAAATAATTGATAAATATCAAATAAGTAATAGTGATGATGAAACACTAGAAAGATGGAATAAAAGTTTTGACACAAACTATACTAAAGAGCAATTTATTATGTTACTAAACAATATGCCACCATTCACTATTCAATGGCTAGATAGTTATTTAAAATACATTCTAAATGGTATGCAGTCAATAATAGAAATAAACGGTTATAATTTAAAAATAACTCTACCATATTTTGATATAGCAAAGTTTAGATTGATAGAAGAAAATATTAAATATTTAATACCTGCTAACATAAACCTACAAATAACTCAAAATAGTATGATTGAAAGTAAGGTATATTATGGTGTTAAAGAAAAACAAACTATTAAATTCATATTCAAAGGAAACTAAGGAGATAAACTATGTTTAATAATTTACAAATAACAGCTAAAGGAACACAACTATTAGCTGAAAACTTAAACGGTGATACATTAGAGTTCACAAAAATAAAATTAGGAAGTGGTACTGGTGCTGTAAATATAGCTACTATAGCTGACCTTGTAACTACTAAAATAACTTTACCAATAGAAAGAAACACAGTTATAGATACTAAAACAATAAATATAGGAGCAAACCTTAAACAAAAAAACATAACTGAAACTTTTAGATGGTCTGAAATAGGAATATTTGCTAAAAACAAAACAAAAAATACAGCAGAAATATTATTTTCATATCAACAAATAAGTGATGGTGTGCAAATAGAGAAAAATGGTGCTATAAATGAAATGTTATTAGACTTTTTAGTAACAGTAAATAATAGTGCAAATATCAATATAACATTAAATGCAAGCTTAGTATTCCCTACAAAAGCTGAAGTTGATGAAGCACTAAATGCTAAAGCTACTGAATTAAATAATAAGATACTTGGAAATACAACACTTATTAATAATCATAAAGACGATAAAAATAATCCACATAATGTTAATAAAGCACAAGTTGGACTGGGAGCAGTTGAAAATTATGCTATAGCAACAGAACCAGAAGCAAAGGCAGGAACAGTTAATAATAAATACATGACACCAAAATTAACAAAAGAAAGTATAAAAGCTAATTCAATTGAAACTTCAGGTAACATTATTCTTAAAGTACAATCAACACAACCTGCTACTGAAAGTGGCAAAACTATTATATGGATAAATACAAATAGTTAGAAAGGAAGTATAAAAATGACTTTTTATTCAAATAATTATCATGGTAGACAGCTAAGACTTGAAGTATGGCAAGATGGAACAGCTATTAACTGGAGACTTTATGTAGAAGGAGGATACACACAATATTATACAGTCTATAACTTAAATATCAATATAAATGGTGTTGAAGTATATAGACCAGGTACGGTGTCTGCAAGTACAAGAAGATTTCCTGCTGGAGTTGGTGATATAGGAGGGACTATTTATGTTAATAGCTCTGCTTCACCATTTAATATTAATGTTCATTTTACAGGAACAGTTTATAATAACAATTCTAATCAATATGGTGGTAGTTTTACAGTAAATCCAACAATTTTTAGAGCTGATGTGTCAAGTATAAATATAGCTGATATAAGCGATATTGGTGTTTACTTAAGTTTTCATGTAACTAACTCACACGGTGAAAATCCAACATCACCATATATAGATATTTTTGAAGACACACAAAACGGCTTTAAAAGAGTTATAAGTGATTGGGGAGGTTGGATAGGTGGACTAGAACCTGATAGAGTTTATCATGTTAGAGCAAATTGTAGAAACAGTGCAGGAATGACTTACACAAATTGGGACAGCTTTAGAACTAAATTTATTTATCCATCAAGTCCACGGTATACCTAAGATTGAAAACACAGAAATAATAGAAGATACAAGGCTAAAAATAAAATGGCAAGAGGCAAAAGGTGGCTCAAAAGATATAGCAGGTTATAGAATAAGATTATATAAAAACGGTACTGAATGTTTTATAACTGATACAGAAAATAAAAACACAGTTTTTGAATTTAATAAATTAAAAGATTTTAACTTTAAAGTTGGAGATACTGGAACTATAGGTATATATAGTTATAGTAAAAACTTTAGAGGTGATAAGATATTTAATAATGGAGGAACTAGTCAAGGTGAAGTTAGAAGTATAACCTTTACAGTTATCTCAGATAAATTTATATACATTTCTGAAAATGGTAATGCCTTTAAAAAGGTAAAAATGTTTATAAGTGTCAATGGAGAACCATTTAAAGAAGTAAAAAAAGAAAAGCTAAAATTGATATAATATATTATATATAGAAAGGTGAAAAATAATGAATTATGATACAGAAATTGCTGAAATCCGTGAAAATGTAAATCAAATAAATAACACATTAAAAGTTATATCTGAAGAGTATAAACAGCTTAGAACTAATTATAGTAGTTTAAACACAATGGTAGCTAACCATGAAAACATTTTAGCTAAGATTGAAGAAAAAATAGAAAATGGAATAGTTGGAGGTGTGGAAAAAGCACTTAAAAACTTAGATGAAATCATAGCTAAAAATTTAAAAAGGGAACTAGAAAATGCTGAGTATCAAAGATTAAAAGCTGAAAAAGAAAGAAAAACAGGATGGATGGATCACGGAATAAAGCAAGTAATAGGAGTAGCTATTACAGGTATTATAGGGTTCATTATAATAGTTTTTCAATATATGCAAACAAACAATATATTATCACAAGTAACTAATGAAAAAAAAGTAGTAGAAAAAGAGATAGTAGAAAAAAATGCAAAGGAGACAAAATAATATGGAATGGACAGCTTTAATAGTCTTAGCAATTCTAATTGAAACAATTGTAGAAAATATAAAAATAGTATGGAAAGAAAACAAAGAAGTTAATGTAACAGCTATAGTTGTAATAGTAACAGCTATTGTTATCACAACACTTACAGGTGCTGATATATTCCCTATAGTAAACATTCCTATAAAAGTGCCTTATGTAGGTTCAATGCTTACAGGTATAATCGTTTCAAGAGGTGCTAATCTAGTTAATGACTTATGGAATAAACTTAACTTAGGTGAAAAGAAATAAACTTAAATTATTCAAAAATGTTGATTTTAAAAGAAAGTGTTGAGTAAATGAGATAGGAGTTGAGTAGATATGAAAAAATATCAAATTATCCTATTCAAAAATGCTGATTTTAAAAGGAATTATTGAATAAAAGGGAAGTGTTGAGTAAAAGAAATAAAAGTTGAGTAGAAAGGAAAAACAATTATGATAATAAAACAAATACCAATGTTACAATCAAAATATGGAATTAAGTGTCCTTATATAACAGATAAAATAGGTATAACAGTACACAATACAGGAAACTCAGCCCCAGCAAGTAATGAAATAAGATATA